ATGCGCTCGTCGTTCTTCAAGAACGGAGTGGCCTCAAGCAAGGTTGCGTACAGCAGCAAGTTCGGGGCGTACTCAGTGAGCCAGTTGGTCTGGTTGTTTTGGTCAAGGAGAGCCGGCAGTTCATAGTACAGGATCTCGATGGGGTAATCGTCATCTGGCGTCGGTGTGATCAGCCAGTTGGTGTAGTTGTAGTCGGCATAGAACTCCGGCTGCTCAACCTCTGTGTCATTGGGCCAGTACTTACGGCAGTACTCATAGGAGCGAGTGAACAACATCGACCTCGTGTTGTTGCCTGTCCCAGTCCCAATGTTCATGCTGATGGTCTCGCGCCAGCGGTCTGGCTTAGGCAAGACAGCAACCCCAGTCTGCAGGTTCGTCACCACAACAGTCTGGAAGCCTTGGACCTTGAGGTCACGGCTGATCCGGCGTTCAGCCAGGTTGATCAGGTTCGGGATCTGGGCATACACCAATGGGTCGGTGGAAGCCGAGCCACCGCGCTCAAGATAGCTGCGGACGTCTTCCTGCAGCGAGGTAAAGGTCATTGCGACTGGCATCAGACATTCCTCTCAAAAACCAGCGAGTCATAGGTCATTACGGCGGCTGTCATCTTGTGTTCCTTTTCCTTTAATCACCCATGATCGCTACTTCCGCATCTCTGCGTCTTACCAACCCCGGAAGGACGCGACCGCCACCTCGAACCCAACGCTTCAACTCAGTTTTGGCCCCATCCTTGTCATCCGCCAGAATCCGCTTACGCAAAGTGGACGAGGCGAGGTTTCCTGACCCTAGGTTGTAAACAAAATCTACTATGGCGGCGACTGATCCCGGCCCCCATGAGTCAAGATTGTCACAGAGTTTCAGGACGCGGGGAAGACAGGCCGTATTCAACTCATGCATCAACAACTCTTCTGCCCGCTCCTTCGTTATTGGGGGGTCAGCAAGCGTCACCCGGACACCGTTTTCATACGCCGTTGTGCCATAACCAATCGTCGGAACCGCCGCTGGGCAAAGGTAGGGCTTGAGGTACAACCCCTCGAAGGAGCGGCACAGAGCGGCGGCAATAACAATTGGCTCGTCGCTCATTTGGTGATCTCAAACTGCATATTTTCGTGATCTGGGTATTGCACCAGCGTCTCCCCCTCCGGGCACTTATACTTGATCCTTCCGAGCAAAGTTGCTTTACCAGTTGCCACCATGCTTTGATGCTCTGGTGCGATTGAGATGCTGTAAGCAAACTTGTCCACCTTATCCCCCACAGGGCCAGCAAAAACAGTGATGTCTGGCTTGACTGGATGAATGTGCAACTTGGAGTCTCTGATCTCCAGCCGGAAATCAGTCACATCGCAATCCTCCCGCAACTTCTGGCGGGCGACAATAACATCAAATTTACCCGTAGCTGGCCCGCTGGAGATGCTGAAATGCTCGGGTGCCCAACGCAGAATTTCTTTTTTGAACCAACCCAGTTTGTCGCCAAGGGTATAGCCGCCTCCAGCCAATGTGACTACGGCAGTTAAAAAGGCGACAATCTTTGTCGGCTCTAAAGTCATTTCCCACGCTTCCCAAGGCTACGGTCAGCAAAGAAGAACCCCAAAACGACCCCGGTAATTTCCATGTCGTAGTCTTGCATGAGGAAGTCTTGGTGGTATAGCTTCAGTACCCAAAGACACAACGCGACAGTCGCGGCGGCAGGGCGGATGATGCCGTTCCAAGCATCCACCCAATAGATTCCGGTGGGCTTCATAGCGTTCTTCATGGCCTCGGTAAAAGCCGCAGCCTCCTCAGACAAGACATTCGCCTCTGCCTGTGCCGCTATGGTCTTGACTCCAAGATCGGCTTGCAGTTTGATGGCTTCTTGCGACCTCTGGTGAGCGCGGTCATCCATCTCGGTCTGGAGTTTCATGCGCTCAATTTCAAACGCATGGTCTTGACGCTTGTTGATAAAAGCGGAGATTTCTCCCCAGACCATCCTGAAGACCGAGCCACCTAAAAAAGAGAAAAGTGCGGACAGCATTTTTACCTCCGTCAACTACTTAACAAAAACCTTTGCGCCGAATTCCAACAAAAAGAGAATAGCGGCGGCTACTGCCCAAGCACCGATGCCACGGTTAATCCATTGATCGAGTTTTCTCTCGATCCGTATGTTGTGAGACATTTGGATTCCAATGTCTGTTTCAAGTTTGCCCATGCGCTCACCCTGAGCGATCAGGCGATCCTCAACAACAAGAAAACGCTGGACAGCATCGGTCAGCTTGTCCACCTTTGTCTCAAGGCGACGAAAGTCACCAGTGCTGATCATGGTAGGCACATCTGAATCGGGCATCATTGGCTTTCCGCTTTTCTGGCTTCAACTTCCATTGGGTTGTCCCAATAGCCGTATTTAAAATGGTAAAAAATGTAGGTCGCGTAATACTTTACAAAACCCATCCGCTTGTACTGCGCCCAGTGGCATTCTTCATGCTTTTTGAGCCATTCGTAGTTCACGCAAGCAGGAACAGCAAAGATACCCCACGGTGGCAAAGTGATCGCCTTGTAACCAAACTTGGTTAAAAACCATGCAAGCCAACGTGGGGCAGTTTTCACTCTACAACTTCCTCTGCTACTTCAGGCTCCAAAGCCTTCTTCAGCATCCCAAAGAAAGCGTCCCTGCCAACTTGCAACTGATCCACGTTAAACCGGGCAGAACCCAGCTTGCGGTCTAAATCAGCTACGTGGTTCACCAAGACTTGCTGTTCTTGGGTCATGTCTTCAAATTGATATTCAACACCGTCAATGGTCAATGGGGTCTTTTTTTCGTTTCCCATGATCGTCCTTTCTTAAAACACCTGAAACCGTCAGGCAGCGGCTTGACTCAGCGGAGTCAAATCTTCATTCGTCCAGAAGTCCTTGGCGAGCATAATTTCCAGATGTTCTTTGTTACGCTTTACCGTATCAGCCCAGTCTTCGTCAGTCATGCCTTCAGGCTGACCAGCGTTCAAGAGGTTTACCGAATCAAGGGCTGCGTTATAGTGCCTCTGGATTTCTTCTGCGGTGGGTTGCTCCACGGGGGTTGCGATTTCAGTCATGGTTTAGTTTCCTTTCAGTTTAAAGATTAGCGGCATCCAAACGTGCCTTGAGTGATTCGATGATTGCTTGTTGTTCTTGGATTGCTGCGGTCAAAGTTGCGACCAAGAAGCTGGTGTCAATGCCTTGGTAAACAGGTTTGCCGTTTTCATCAACAGCGTCTTTTTCACCAGTCACACACTGAGGAACAACCTCAGCAAGTTCATGAGCGATGAAGCCTTCACCGTCAGAACCGTCAACATTCCACTTGTAGGTGACTGGTTTGAGTGCAGCGACTTTTGCCAGTGCGTTTGCCATTGGAGCAATAGTGTTCTTCAGGCGGTAGTCAGATGACGTATTAAACGCTGTTGTAGAAGAAGTCGTCTGGATACTTCCAACAGTTGCGCTATTACGTTGAAAAAACGCCATCGTTTTTGTGCCGCCACCATAATCTGTATTCATTAACAAATACGGTGATAGCGATCCGTCTGGAACCCATGCAACGGCGTTGTTGTAGCTTGAAGTGTTACCTGCTCCCGGCCCCCAAAGAACAGCACCATCGGCGGTAATCACTTGCCTCGGATTCCCATCCCCATCGGAAAGAACCACATACCCATTGGCAGTGCGGATGTCGAGGCCACCTTGGTTGCCGTTGTAGCCGCCGATGATGGTGTTTTTGGAGCCTGTGGTTATATTGGAACCGGCAGCACCTAGACTGTTATTGTCTACGCCAATAAATGTGTTGTAACTTCCACTGGTTAAAGCATATCCAGTTTGATACCCAACGATGGTGTTGTTAATCCCAGTAGTTTGGCTAAAACCAGCCGCCTTTCCAATAAAAACATTAGCAGAGCCTGTATTGTTATACCCAGCCTGATAACCAACAGCAGTGTTGTAGGAGGCGGTGGTGTTGGAAAATAGAGATTGTGAACCCAAGCCTGTGTTGTAACTACCTGTGGTATTTGACTTCAAAGACACATAGCCCATGCC